CCCAATTTCGCTGCAACACCAGCCACTTTGGTGGCTGGACCAGAAATGACACCGCCTGAATTGGCTTCATCTATTTCTCCCATCTGTGGCTGCAAAGCAGTGCTATCAATACTTGTCGCAGCCGCCAATTCAACGTCCTTCATCCATGCAAACGTAGTGACTGTAACATCATTGTTAGCACCATTTGCATGTTTCAAAGGATTCAATGTGCGCAAAAATATATTACCCAAATTTATCCACTCTCTCTTCGTGATATTCACATAATCACGATGATAAAAGAATGGCAACTCCATATAACCACCAGAAGAATCTGAAGGATCTATAAATACCTTAGGTAAGCTTGTCATACGCACTAATGGCTCCTGCGTCAATGTATTAAAATCAGACACTGTGTCATATCTATGCAAAGGTTGATAACAAGCAATAGCACGACCATAATGAAATGGTGTGCCACTTACGACTATCTTGAAACATAACGTTCCTCGCAACAATTTAAAATTGTTGACACGATTCACAATAACCGGGTGCTCAAGATAATCGTCCCATGGGTTTATATCAGCAAACAATGTACCTCCAACTTGCCACTTATAAGCATTAAGTTTTAGAGGTCTCTCAAAGAAATTCTCAAAACGAGCGAATTTTTCATCGCGGATTGATCGAACATCGTCCACAGCTGATGGAATAATCACTTTGTGACCTTCCCTATCATCTGCAAACATAAATTGCTGTTCGCGTGTTTCTGTTTTGGAATCTCCTATAACATCTGGCTGATCTAGCACACCCATGTGTGCTTCTAGTGCATCTCCCACACGTGGCACCAATAGCATACTACAATTGGAGCTATCACGCACGTCGCATGTCGGGTAAAACAGTCCATTATCCTCATCCAAATTCATGGACCAAACTAAAGTTCTGGCGTGTTCATCCGACAAATCAGGAAGTAAATCCCGAAATACACGTGATAAAAATCTACCATGATTCTTAAAAGAACCAGTAAATGACGACAATTCAATAGTGGAATACAATAAAGTTTCAATCTCACTATTGGTTTGTAATGCCAGGTATTGTAGAGTTTTCT